GGGACATAGACAACCGTCAAAGGAGCAGACTTCATTCCAACTTGAATCACACGATCCGATACTGCTTCTTGAGGATCATCTGAGTCATCCACAATGACCCACTCAATTTTCTCTTTCGGATAATCGGACAGCATAATGTTGTGACACGCAAGATCAAAGAACTTGCGACGATTATACAAGAGAGTCACGATGGAAATAGGGGGGCAGTCTTCAGGAAGAAGAATAGGAGGGAGATGCTTGGATTGAAGAGCTTTCTTTTCCGTCACACGCTGCTTTGCTTGCTTCCATAGAAACGCAAAGCGTTCCAAGCAAACATCCTTGCGTGACTTTGAGAAACTCTTTTGCTGACGCCTGACTGCTTCCATAGCAGGCTCCTCCAATGTCCAATCAAACGTATCAAAGGACGCAAGAGACGCAAGCCCCTGAACTTCCTTCGCAGTATGGAATTGTTTCACATATTGATTCGCAGCATAGTCCTGCTTATATACCTCTAGATCATTTGCAATTACATAAGCCCCGTTCGCTTCTGCTTCAGCAGCAGTGTAACCAAAGGCTTCTGCTTTGCTGACACAAATATGTCCAGGATACCACGCAGCCAAACGTTTCCGCTGTGTAGGATCAAGATCTTCCACCCGAACCTCTACATTGGGTGAAAGGTTCCCGGATAGATCCAGCTTCCGTGTCGTGTAGACCGTGAGTTTTGGCCACTCCGACTTCCACGAGGGCAGGAGTTTTTGTGCTGCGGCACGTTTGTTTTGGGAACCTGCGAGGAACCATACAAAGCCATCCGTGAGTGACTTGCTTTGCGGGGCCTTCTCATCAATTGCGGAAGGAGCGCAACACCACGAGATATAAAAAGTAGGAACTTCCGGATACAAGAGTTCAAAGCGCTTCTTAGACTCCGTATCCCGAAACAAGACCCCATCCAAGTGCTTGAGATACGGCTCCCAGGCCTTCACTTCATACCACTCCGGATTCAACAGCAGGTAATTCGTGGTGGCCCAGGGCATCCAGCCATAATACGGCACTTCCAGGTGGATCGCAACACTTAGGGCTACGGGGGGTTCCAAAGGATCTACAGTCCGAATGCGTACATTTCCACCATCCACTTGTTTGAGAGCCCACTGAAAAACCTCCGCATCCTGGGCTAATCCAAAATTGTTGGACTTGTTGTAAAGAATTCCGACTTCCATTTCTCTGGATAAAAACAAAACCAACTGTTTAGGTGAAAAGAAAACCTCACCCTAGAATATAGAAATGAACACTCGTAAGAACCGCACCAATACGCGCAAGAACCGCAACAACCGCAAGAGCCGCACCAACCGCAACAACCGCAAGAACCGCACCAACCGCAACAACCGCAAGTAAATAAGCTTGTGTATTGAATTTTCTTAATGTTTATGGATATGATGTATATCCTAAAACATTAACAAGGAATATCCCAACTGTTATATGCCCAAGAGGGTGTGGGTGTGAATGGAACTCCATCTGTAACTTCGTATTCTATAGGTGTATCTGAGGGGTATTGATACAATGTGAGTGTTGTTGTATCGCCAGGAGTATTGGCTGCATATGTAAATGTATAAGGTAATGACCATTGAAGGAATCTGGATTCTCCAGGACAACTAAGAGTCACAGCAATAGGGGTGCATCTGAAAACATACCGAACTTCATCAGTGTCTGAAGGAGGTGTAATCAGGCTGGAGTCTACGCCCAAGACAACCAACTGATTTGAGAAATAAGAGTTTTCTTTATAAAATTGGAACTCTAGCACTCCTGCTCCTAGGGTCGTTGTAGTAAATGTAAAGCTTGTAAATGTTCCTGTAGCCATAACTTGAATACCCAAAGGGTCACTGCATTCAAGAACATAATTTGGATAGGATATAACTGGAACAACAGGTTGTTATTGTTGTTCACAAGGGCTCTTGACCACTATTTCTGCTGCTTGTTCTTGCGTTGTAAAAATTGTGCCAACTCGTTGGTCAATGTATTTAGAACCGCTGTAGGATGTTGTTGCTGCTGGACCTGCTGCGACACGGTTCAAACAATTCAAGTCCAGGCTTTTTGTATTGACCAACGAATTCGCAAACACTGCTCTCCCTTGGGCTCTTCTTGCGATATCAGAAGCATTTGTATTCGCATTGTTATTGAATCGTATGACAGGCATTTTCTATTAAGAATCCGTAATTAAACAATCAGAAGAAGATCCGAGTAACTTTCGGAGGAAAAGAGACCGATGAAGTGGATGTTTTCCTTTTTCTAGAATTCCCTTTCTATGTTTTTCTGTCCCATACCCTTTGGAAGATCCAATGCTATAGTTTTCTTGAAGACTAGGATCCTCTTGAACTTTTGCTGCTACATACGCATCCCGTTCCTCTTTTGCCAAAATGGATGCGGCCGCTATGGGCAAATACAACGCATCTCCATCTACAATTGTGACTTGATTCTGTATATCTCTTGCCCTCAGGACCTCTTTATCCAAGGGAAGAATCCCATCAATGAGCAAACGATCTGGAATCACTGTAAGTTTCTCAATTGCCCTCTGAAATGCGAGTTTATTCGCATACGTCATACCATTTAAATCAATTTCATCAGGATTTACAATACCAACCCCATAATCAATCGCAAGCGCCTTGATGGCTTCTGTGAGAGAGGCTCTCTTTTTCGCAGAAAGCTTCTTGCTGTCTTTGATACAAGGAGCAATTTCCTTGTGCTCATCCAACCATTCCTCTTCAGGTGGCCATATCACAACAGCCGCATACAAAGGACCCCATAGACATCCACGACCAGCTTCATCCACTCCAGCTTCTAACAACGTATCGTTTGAATATCGCACAGCTAGATGACTCATTTGTGATTTATCTTCCTCCCATTCAAACATCAATTTTACTCAACAACACAGTCAATCCAAACAACCATTTCACGACTACGAAAGATAACTACAGATCCTCTTTCATCACATTCCTTTTTGGATGGACTATACGTTTCATAAGGACCATCGTATGCTTCATTCATCTGTTCCAAATATCCACGGTAGGTATCTTTTGCGTGATCAAGAGCACTAGAAAACGTGCGGTGTAGTTTCATAAAGCCGTGATAAACCGTATAGTCATCTTCATTGGAATACTGAACAATGTAACCGAGAATTGCCATGGTATCTATACGGCTGTTTTTTTCATAAAGTATTTCAAATTTCGCACGTAAAAAGAGAATGGTTCCCTACATTGTCATTTTAGTCTTCATACTTGTAATGACACTGTTCGTTGTGTATAGACAGTCGGAAGGGTTCACAATTGGAGGGATCGTTGTCACTGAACAAACCACAGTAAAGGACGGTCTTGAATTTGCGAACAATTTTTTGAAGGAATACAAGGATATTCTTGCTCGCTTGGATGAAAATCCTGAATTTGATGAGGAGCTTACGTTAGGCAAAGCAATTGAATTGGGAATGAGTTACAATACATTGCCGAATGGAAAGATAGCGACTCAGAAACCTTTGGCCAAGGCAATGAAGGCTCAATTCCAAAATGATGTAAATTTACTTGCGACTATGGTTGAGAATATACAGAAAAAAGTTGATTCAGGGGATATACGGCCTGGAATGTCGGTCAAGGCTGCGGTAAAGGCCTTGAGCCCTCCTGGAAGCAGAGATACGTTTAATAAAGATCTTGTCAATCAAATGCTATCCAAGCAGGTGAATTTGCTCAATATCCGCAAGGAATATGTGGATTTGAAGATGCCTGTGGAGAAGCCTGTGGAGGAGGTGGAGGAGGAGGTTGCGAGGGAGAAATTAGATTTGGAGAGCATTTTTGGCGGCGCGAAGAAAGCACTCAAATCTTCCAATATGAGTGAAATGGAAGTGGAAAGAGCACCTGAACTCTCTGAGCAGCAAACTCAGGAATTGGAAGATCGTATTTCGAAACGGGTTGCGAAGAACCTCAAAGATACACTTTTAACTCAGAGAACGTCTGAGCCTGTCTATGGTGGAATGCCCTGCCCTTTTGCTCCTTATGAGTCAAATGCTGTCCAACAGGGGCAAGAATTCACTCAAGAAAAGCCTAGTTCACCGGATATGAGTGAATATATTCGGAAAGACTCAATTCCTTGCTGGAATTGCTCGTTACCTAATTAGAAATGAAGGGATTCCTCTTCGTGGGATTTTGTTTACTCGTTCTTTTGGTTGCTTCCTTTGGCCTCTCAAAAGAAGGATTCGTGAATCCAGGCTCAAATGAGAGCCTGAAAGCTCCTAAAGTCATTGTGCCTACAGTAAATCCTAAGCCAGCCCCCTTAGAGGGCACGACTCCGGCTCCGTATCTTCAACCGACTGAAAAAGCATATGGCCCTGCCTATGGTGACATCGCTCGCATCAATACGCTGCCCTACAGAGATCCTTCTCTAGAGTCCGCACCGTTCAAGCGCCTCTCCGAGTTGCTGGAAGATATGAAAGGATTTATGGCCTATGAAGCCAAGAGCTTAGAAAAGCTCAGTGATCCTCAGGTTCAGCTGCCTTTGGTCACAGCGCGTGGGGACCTCCAGCGTCTTACGGATGAAATCGCTGTTCTCAAGCGAAACCCTGGAATTGATTCTTCCTTGACCCAGGGACAGGCTGATGATATCCAAGCCAATCTAGCGTATCTCCAACGCAAGTTCCGTATGTCAGTCAATGCTGTCTCCGGATCATCCTTGGAGGAAGGTTTCACCAATGTAGTTGAATCCAATGACAGGCTCAATTTAAATGATGTGAAGGAACTCAGAATCCGCATTCAGGCTGAAATTGCGAGACTCAGTGCGTCAGGCACAACGGATCCTGTGACAAATGCGCGGGTCAATTCCTTGAATACCATTAAACTGAATTTGGATTCTATCATTGACGAAGTTGACACAGGAAAACGCCCTGCTGCGGAAATTCCTATAATGAAGAGGGACCGTGATAGTTTCTTGCCTTTGATGTCTGATGTAAGCCAGCCTCTTCCTGAGCTTCTGAATTCAGCCAATCTGCCTTTGAGTGTATCCAATGTATTCCCCGCATATGGTCCTGGAGATGCTTCAGGGGCCAAAGCGGCTCAGCTCCTCTTTGAGAAATATGGAGAGAAACTCTTCAATGGCCTCTCGTGGAGCTTGGGATTGAAGTTTACTTCACCCAATGAAGTCGCCGCTTCTGTATCCAAAGATGCGGGTGCTGAAAAATCCGATCAGCCTGTTTTTCTCACGGGGAGTGGAGCAGATGGTTCCTTTGTCAGCTTCCCTCGTGGGGAATTGGAATCAACCACAGGAGGAATGGAAATTAAGCGGTTAGAATCCAGACCTTCTATGGATATTGCGAAACCAGCCAAATACGATTGGAGAACAAAATCTGCGCAAATCTGTGATTCTATTCGCAAGCAAGGAATGGATCCCAATGATTTCGGGTGTATGGATCCGTCCAAACAAGTGAGTCCCGATTATTCCTGGCGTGGAAATGCGCGTATGGTTTGTACACGCCTCTTAACAACACCTGATCCCGGTCTTCCCGAAGCGTGTGGGTGCCCACCGCCTGAATGGCCTGGTTGGAGATCGTAAAATGTCCAGGTAGCTTAGAAGAGGCCATATGCGTCTAACACCATTTCATATAGTTGTTCTTGTAGTTGCGGCCATTGTGGTTGGATATCTGGTTGGCAAGGGCTCAACGCCTGCTCCTAAATCTGAGGGATTTATGGGATTCCAATTGGGTGAAGGAATGCCTGGGCCTAGATGCAATCGTTGTGGTAGCAACTGGCCTTGCTCCGGTTGTGCTGGTCCCAATGGTCCTACACGCCCTGTCTGCCCGCCTTGTGCGCCCTGCAGAGAGCCTGATCTCTCCAAATATGTGTTGAAGGCCAGTGTTCCTCCGTGCCCTGCGATGCCTGATATGTCGCAGTATATGTTGAAGTCTGAGTGCCCTCCCACTCCTGATCTGTCTAAATATGTGCTGAAGAGCTCAATCCCCAAGCCTCAGCCTATCATTGTGGACAACAGTGCTTGTCGCAAGGAAGGTGGTGAATGCCCGCCTTGCCCGAGACCTCGTTGCCCTGAGGTCAAGTGCCCTGCTCCCACCAAGTGCCCTCCTCCGGCCCCGTGCCCTCGTCCTGTCTGCCCGCCTCAGGTGGTCAAATGCAAGACAGAACAGTCCTACACGGACAGTGTGAGACCTTTCTTGGCGCCTCTTGGAATGCCAGCCTTTGGATACAATTAGTAGGATATGGCGAACTCATTCAAGTCTCTTGTGAAAACTGGATTTGGTCTAGGAATTGGTGTATATTTAGCCCAAATCGTGTTTTTGTTAGTCGGTGCTGCTCTTTTCATCCCCGGATACACTATGCTTCAGCAAAAGAACAAATCCAACGCTCCTAACTCTGAAAAGATTGTTCCTTTGGTTTTGATGGGTCTTGGAGTTGTGATAATGGGAGGTGTTGGCTTTGGTTTGTTGTTGGAAGGTGCGAATGACCTTTTTGAGTAATGTGATTAAAATATCTGATAGATTTAAAATGGACACCAGATTCTGGGGACCATCAGGATGGAGATTACTCCATATGATCACATTTGCTTACAACCCTGAAAAAGACAAAGATTCAATGAGGTTTTTTTTTGAAGTTCTGCCCTTTGTTCTTCCTTGTAAGTTTTGTCGCGCAAATTTGGTAGAACATTACAAACAATTGCCTTTGGAAAATGCCTTGGAGTCCAAAGAGACTCTTACAAAATGGCTTTATGATATTCATACTTTAGTGAATAAAAAACTGGAAAAGAAAGAAAAGTCTCCACCCTTTCGTGAGGTAAAAGAACACTATGAAAAACGATTAGCCTATGGTTGTTCCAAAACCTTTTTTCCAGGATGGGAGTTCTTATTTTCCATCATAGAAAGTCACCCTTTGTCCAAATCGGAAATTCCTGTTCCTTTTTCCAATGCGCCTCCCAGAGAATCTATAGATTCCCAAGATACCTACGAATTATTGAAATGGAATTATTTATCCGGTCCTCACCGATTTTCCTATGTCTGTAGATTCTGGAAACTTTTGCCTTCTGTCCTACCCTTTCCTGAATGGAGAACGATTTGGAAAAAACAACTGGGTGATTGCTGCGAAAAGACCTGGCAATCCAGAGACTCTTCTTTGAAGGCTCTATGGAAAACACGAAAGGCGATTGAAGAAGAACTGGATCTGCTTAATCGGACCAATTTCTATGACTTGTGTAAGATGCTTCGGTATCACAAGAGTGGATGTGCCTATTCAAAGGGATCCAAGACCTGCCGTCGTTTGCGTGCTTCTACACGAAAACATAAAAGAGAG